TTGTTATGGAGGCATCTTGGTAGGAGCATATTTTCTAGGCGTTTCCAAGGGATGGTGGAATAGTTTGTTTTAAGGTTATCAAATGTTTAAATCGCCTAGAGCACTGTTAAAAACATACAGACTGGGGTTCGAGGGAGCACTTTGTGACCCTATAGATGTTGACAAGCTCTTAGGTGACTTGCCACACCCTCTCTTTGGGGCTGCTGCATGGGGCCTCGAAGAGAGTGGCGCAGGCAATGTGAGTTTACCTTTTAAATCACTAACAAAATTTGATCCTGGGTTTGGACCCTCTGAACGTCAAACCACGGGTGATTGTGTTAGTCATGCAGTTAGAAATGCTATAGATATTACAAGAAGCGTAGAAATTGATCAAGGCGAATTAGAATCTTTTATTACACGAGGAGCTACTGAAGCCATTTATGGAAGTAGAGGTCATGCAGGTCAAGGCATGCATTGTTCTAGAGCAGCTCGATTTGTTCACGAACGTGGGGGTATTCTTCTTCGTCAAAAATATCCTACTCTGTTTCTGGATTTCTCTATTTACGATTCTGAATTAGGAATTAAATGGGGAAAAAGAGGTGTTCCAGACAATGTTAAAAAAGAAGCTAAAAAACACCAAGTTAAAACTGTCAGTTTAGTAACTACTGTAAGTGAAGCTAGAGATGCATTAGCTAATGGTTACGCATTAGCAGTATGTAGTAATCAAGGATTTTCAAGTCGAAGAGATGTACATGGTATAGCTAAACCTTCGGGAACATGGCATCATGCTATGTGCTGGTGCGCTTGTGATGATAGTAAAGAAATTTATAATGAAACTTTATTTTTAGTAGCTAATTCATGGGGGTTATGGAATAGTGGCCCTAAGCGGCATGATCAGCCAGATGGTAGCTTTTGGATTAGAGAAAAAGTTGCTAGATCAATGTTAGAGCAACGAGGGGCTTGGGCTTTTAGCAATGTAGATGGATTTCCTGCTAAAACATTGCCGGACTATGGAACCTCTGATTTTCTATGAGGTGTAAGCAATGGATAAAAAGTCAGAATTCATCACTCTAATTGTTGTGTTAATCAGTATCTTTATAAAAATTATGGGAGATCTAGACATAGGTAGTACGGATACTATCAATTATAGGCCAACCATATCTACAACTTTTGCTAAAATTGTTTTAACTGAACCGAATAACCCTAATCCTGAGCCCAATCCAGAAAATTGCCCTTGTGAGGGTACGGGATACATCATACATGGAGATGGTCACAAAACTGAATGCCCCTGTGGTGAAAATTGCAACTGTACTCCATCAGAAGAAGAGACTGAACCTCTTCCTCGTCATACTCCGCTGAAAAACTTTTTTCGCGGCCTGTTTAGAAAGGTATAATATAATAAGGGAGGCATCAAATGCTTAAAGACAAATTACAAGGTTTAATTAGATCGAGACGCTTTTGGGTTGCTGTAGCTGGTATTGCAGTAACATTTTCAGACACTTTTGGATTAGGTTTAGAGCCCGAAACTATTCAGCACGTCGTATTGCTCTTGGGTGCGTGGATTGTAGGGGACTCGCTCCGCTCAACAGAATAGGATAAATTATGAGTGCTTTTCAGATTATTTTGTTAGTGATAGCAGGTGTTACACTTTTTTCATTATTTGATATGAAAAAAATGTTTTCTAGCTCCGAACCATCACAAGACGATGGTCATTTTCTTCAAGTTGTTAGAGACTGGGAAATTTTTAAACAATCTTGTGATAAAAAAGGTTTGGTGGAAGCATCTATTAAGTTAGATGAAATTTTTCCACTATTAATTAACTTAAGAATACCTGAAGAGACTGATATTAAAAAAATTGTGGAGGAAAGCAACGATGTCTAAACAACTGAAGGTGACTATTATCATCAGCTGTATAGTGCTAGGTTTGTTTGGAGATCAAATGGCTGGCATGCTAGACGGGATGAGAAATCATCCCTCTAGCGTAACAGTGCTTGCCTCGGAACCAAGTCCTGAATTAAAAGAATCTGTTAAAGGTATTCCAGTATTAATTACTGGTTCTGATGCAGCTGTAGATAAAATTCAAATAAGTGATTATTTTAATCAAGTAGCCAATGTTATTAGAGACGATCCAGGTTTTATTAACAACACACAGATTGTCAGGAGGTTTAATTCTACAGCAGGTCAAATAAATTTCGCTGGACAATCATTGAAAGATAAGTATAATGGTCTCGGTAGTGCTATTGACGATTTAATCAAAAATGCAATTGGTAATGAAAATGTAGAGCTTGATAAAGAAAAAAGAGATAAATTAGTTAATTTACTTAAAGCTATCGCGTGGACATTGAGGAACTAAAATGATTAATAGATCTTTGGCTGAAGATATTGTACGACACGTTCTTTCTCGGGATAAAGATCTGCCGTGGGAAAATATTTGGGAGTATGAGCCTGATTTTATTAATTTAGTTAATGAAGTAGAAGATCTACTAACAGATGCGCGGAATATGAACGATGAGTAGTCAATTTGTAGAAATATTTTTTATGTCTTTTGCTTGGTCTTTTTGGCCTACATTATTTTTATTAGTAACCATTTATGTTACCAGAAAGTTTATCATAGGAATAAACGACGTTGTTAAAGAGCGTAACGTTGAAAGAAAAATTAAGGAACAGGAGTTTCATAGTACGAATACAGATGATATACCGCAAATAGAAAAAGAATTTAAAATGCCTAAGATAGAAACCTCTTTTGGAAATAAACGTATAGGCGACGTTCATGAGCATGGAAAAGAAGCTTAAAAAATTAAATGGACTTCAACCAGTATACATTAATGTAAATAGCAATCCTACACCACGAGTATCTCCTATTCAGGAGGTGGTACAAGAAGTTAATCACGATAAAGTTGAGGTATTTATAATGGAAGATACGCAAGACAAAGCTCCTCATAGAGCTGTGGGTGTAGACATTGGAACGGGTTTTATCTCTTGTGCTGAGGCGGTGGGTGACGGGGTTCAATTTAGAAAAGTTAGAGATGCTTTTTTCAAATTAAATCCTTCACAGTTTTTAGAAGGATCAGCCACTCAGTTTGGCGAGAATATGCTTAAGACTTCGGGGGCGCATTACGTAAAAGTAGATGACATCTTGTACGTACTAGGAGACTCTGCGTTTCAATTTGCAAGTTTATTTCATCAAGAATGTTTGAGACCAATGTCAAAGGGTGTCTTGAACCCTAAGGAGCCGGTGTCCAATCTAATGGTAGGTGAGCTAGTAAAAGCTGTTGCAGGTCCTCCTCAAACTGAGAATGACATTCTTTATTATTGTGTACCAGCAGCCCCTATTGACGCCGACTTCGATGTCGAGTATCATAAACAAATTCTAGGCGGTGTGTTTAAAGACTTAGGCTATAAAAATATAAATGTAATGACAGAAGGTTTAGCAGTTGTATATTCAGAACTAGCAGACACAGCTTATAGCGGTATTGGAATGAGCTTCGGTGCTGGTATGTGCAATATTGTTTATGCTTTTATGGGTATTCCAGTATTTAGCTTTAGTTTAAGTAGAGGTGGTGACTGGATTGACGAACATGCTGCTATGCATACCGATGAAACAAATAATGTAGTAACTTCTGTAAAAGAAAAGGGTGGTTTTGCTATCACCGAACCCAGTACCGGTATTCAAAAGGCCATCTCAATTTATTATGATTCTTTATTGATCTATCTCGTCGAACAATTTAAAGTACTATATGAGAAAACATCGAAGAAAGAATTGCCAAACGTCCTTAATCCCATACCTATCGTTATAGCGGGAGGAACTTCGTTGGCCCAGGGTTTTGTGGAGAGACTAAGAGAATTAACTTCAGAAGATTTTCCGGTTCCTATTTCTGAAATTAAGCATGCAGAGGAACCTTTGTTTGCAGTATCTAACGGTTTATATCAGGCAGCAAAATTATCTAACAATTAAGGAGAGGGACATGTTAAATTTATCAAGAAGAGGCTTTTTGTCAGTAGGTGGTTTTGGTGCTCTATCCATGCCTCATATTTTGCAAGCTCAAAAGAACAGTGGAAAACACAAAGCTGTTATTAATATTTTCTTGGGTGGAGGACCTCCTCACCAAGATATGTGGGATATTAAAACTGACGCCCCCTCAGAAATTAGGGGCGAATTTAAACCTATTGATACAGCCGTACCGGGTATCCAGATTGGGGAGAGCTTTCCTAAAATTGCTTCCATGATGGATAAGTTTGTTGCCATTAGATCTGTTGTGGGTTCGGCTGGTGGTCACGATGGTTATCAATGTATGAGTGGTTGGGGTCGTAACCAAAAGATTGTAGGCGTAGGTTACCCTAGTATTGGTTCTGTCGCCTCTAAGATTCAAGGACCTGTTGACGTTTCTGTTCCAGTTACTATTGGGCTGGCAGCCAAAACTCAACACAGTCCCTGGTCTGAGTCTGGATCGGAAGGTTACCTTGGTATTTCTCATCGTCCATTTAAACCTAATGGCGAAATGATGTCCGACTTAACTCTCAATGGTATTAGTAAAGATAGACTGAAAGCTAGAAAACAATTACTAACAGGTCTTGGTAGAATAAAACCTGAAGGAGATGTTTTCATTGAAGAAGCTTTTGATGTGCTTACCTCCAGTAAGCTCGTAGACGCTCTGGATTTGAGTCAGGAGGACCCGAAAATTAGAGAGAGGTATGGAGACGGTAAGCCTTTTAAATACCAATACGACGGTGCTCCTACCGTCAACGAACATGTGTTAATGGCTCGTCGTTTAGTTGAAGTAGGTGTCCGTTCCGTGAGCCTTTCCTATGGTCGTTGGGATAGTCATGGCGCTAACTTTGATCTTGTTAGAGATCATGGTGCTAAGCTGGATCAATGCGTGAGCGCTCTTGTGGAAGACCTTGATGAGAGAGGTATGCTTGACGACGTAACCGTTGTGGTTTGGGGTGAGTTTGGACGCACGCCTAAAATTAACAAGAACGCTGGTCGAGATCACTGGCCTCAAGTTAGTTGTGCTCTTATGGCTGGTGGCGGTATGAAACTTGGACAAACTATTGGCGAGACCAATCGGCTTGGTGAGTATGCCGTAGAACGTCCAGTTCATTTTCAAGAAATTGTTAGCACCATTTATTACAATCTTGGTATAAATCCTAGAGATACTACGATTATCGACACAGGTGGTCGTCCTCAGTATCTACTAGATCACCGAGATCCTATGACAGAGTTGGTTTAAGGAGTTAAAAATGCAATATCAAGAATATGTGCAGCATGATTTAGCCTACAGGGTCTATGGTAGAATGAGTCCTGAGACTGACCGTGCTAAAATGGATATCTGGACTATCTTTATGATAGCTAAAGTTATTATTCAATTAGTTCAAGCTATTCAAGAATGCAGAGAAAATAAAGAAGGTATTAAAAGAACTGTTAAAAATCCATCTATTGTTCAAGAAGCAATTCTCAGAGCAGCAGTAAGAAGAGAGATGGGCTTCTTTAAGTATTTCTTTGGCGGTGGCAACGATGTAGTTAAGTCTATTAAACAAGTCGGTCTAGAATTAGAGGATTTAGATATGGAAAAAGCTGGACTTTTTGATAGACTTGAAGTATAATAGTATTATTGGGATTTACAATATCATCCCGTTGAGTCGGGATTTAGCTTATCATCCCAAAAAACTCAGGGGTTGTTAGGATTTATCTGCTCATCCCGTTAAGTCGGGATTTATAAGCTCATCTTAAAACCCCCTTTTTTTCAAAATTTATCTTGACTTCTAGAAAAGATGAAGTATAATAATGGCAGAAGGGTTATATCACTTTACTTTGGAGGACTAAGGAATGAAGACTGCGGCTACTACTAACTGGAATTCGTTGTTGGAGAGCAAGTGTGCGGCGAAGACGATGAAATCTTTCGCCACGGGAGAGGCTTCAACTCGCAGCGTTACTGAAAAGTTTGCTAACAGCGAGCACGCTGGCGAATTCCGCAAGTTGGTTAGGGAAAATGGGACTACGTATGCTCGGCGTTTGGCGCGTAAAGCCTTGCGTTATCGTGGCATGCTTGTTTAAAGGAGGATTTGATGAGTGATATTAATGAAGTAGTGGTCACTGGACGCATCACTAGGGACGCAGAGTTGCGTCAGACGCCGAATGGAACTTCAGTGACAGATATTGGAATTGCTTCTAACCGAGTGTGGTCCAAGGATTCAGCAAAACAAGAGGAAACTACTTTTGTTGACGTGACCATCTGGGGAAAGCAAGCTGAATCTCTTCAGCCCTATCTTGTTAAGGGACGACATATCATGGTGGTAGGTCGGCTTAAATTAAACAAGTGGGAAACCGACGAAGGTGTTAAACGCAGCAAGCTTAGTGTTGTTGCTGAAAAGGTCAATCTAACTCCTAACGGCTCAGGATCTTCTGAAAGCCGAAAGCCCGTGGCAGCGGGAGTTGGAGACGAAGAGGATGCGCCGTTCTAAACTGTTGGGATTTACAACGTCATCCCGTTCAGTCGGGATTTAGTACGTCATCCCAAGGTTTTTCTAGGTGGTTGGGAATTTAGTATATCATTCCCGTTTAGTCGGGATTTAACTCCTCTTTCCCACCACCACCTTTTATATTTTCATTTATTTCTTTAATCAATAGTTTAGGAGTTATTGTTATGGACAAGAAGGACTACGGACAAAAAGTTTTTATTGACTGTGGCGGTCGACACTGTACTCTCTTTTGGGAATCTTCACATACGTTTGAAGAAATTCCGTCAAAGGATATTCTAACTCTTCAAGATCGCCTAAGTGCCGGTGATAGAATTATTGGCGAGAAATGTCATTTTGGAGACCCAATGCGAGGGCTGTCAAAAGCTCAATATTTCGAGGAAGAGGAACTAATTAAGTGGTATCAAGACTGTAAAGATAAAAAGGTAGATCTTGAGTTTTTTTCGTCAACAATGACAGAAAAGGCCCGAAGAATATTTGGACTTAAGAAGTCAGACAGAAATGACTTGATAGCTATCTCTAGATATATCAAAAAGTTTACGAACTACCATTTAATGAAACCTCGTATGGACTTAACCACACCTCCTGTAGTTGAAGAAGGATGGGAAGTCAAAGATGAGTTGAATACTATGCTTAATGTTGCTAGACTTTTTGATTATGAGCACCCCGATGATAAAGCATCCCAATTTCTGAAAGAAGCTTTACCAGAGATTGCTCAAAGAGTTAAATCAAATACTAAAGATGTATTTGGTCTGGCAGAAAAAAAGGATGGCAGTATGAAGGTCACTGGTTTAAAGTTTCCTCAACTCTATACGGTCTGGTCTACTTTAATGAACTTTGATGGTACTCCACGCCTTAGGGAACCCACTGGGCGTCCTGCGGGGTGGAAACATGTCAAGCAACATTATCTTGGAAGCAGTCCTCATCATGGAAATGGAGGGGTAGCTCGCAGTAATCTTAACTGGCATGGTATGAAAAACTATATCAGTAGGAAACAAGGAAACAAAGTTACCAATAAGAAAGGAAATAAAATAGTAAAAAAAATAGAAGATTTTACAGATCATGACTGGCAAACTTTTGCCATACATCGAAAAGAATATCGAGATGCTGTAAGAGATATGTTTCAAGTTATGAGAAAAATGGTTGTTGGGATTTAGCTAATCATCCTGTTCAGTCAGGATTTACAATTTCATCCCAAAAAATTCACGAGTTGTTGGGATTTACGCCGTCATCCCGTTCAGTCGGGATTTAGACCGTCATCCCAAAGTTCACCCCCTCCTTCGGGAGGGGATTTTTTTAGGTTTAAACTATGTTAGATATTATTATTGAACTCGCAGCAGCAGCTTACATAGGATCATATTTTATACCAGAGGAATTAGAGGAACTAGAGGAAGAATACTGGAGCCCACATGAAGACGATGAATTTGATGACGCCGATTAACCCCTTAGGCTATGGGGTGGCGGGACTAAATATATTTAAAGAATTGGTTAAGAATGTAGATGTTTCTCTTTTTCCTATTGGTCAAATAGAAGTTGACAATCAAGAAGATGCCAACCTTGTTTCTCAACACATGAAGCCTACATTTGATCATAACGCACCGTGTTTAAAAATCTGGCACGAGTTTTCTATGGCTGAAAGAATTGGTAGCGGACCTTTCTTTGGATTTCCTTTTTTTGAAATTACAAAATTTAACGAGCCAAGAATTAATCATCTTAGCGCCTGCGATAAAGTTATAGTAGCCTCTAACTGGGCAAAAGAAATAGTAGAAGATCAAGTACAAGATCAGGAAGTTCATGTCGCTCCTTTAGGTGTTAATAGAGATATCTTTGATGAAGGATTAAAATCTAATACCGAAGGTAAGTGCATCTTTTTAAATTGTGGTAAGTGGGAAAAAAGAAAAGGTCATGATATTCTTCTTGAGATGTTTAAGAAAGCTTTTCCTACTGAAAGCGATGTTGAGCTATGGATGTTATCCTCTAATCCTTTTTTAAATCAAAAAGAAAGAGATGAGTGGGAAAGATACTACCAAAGTGATCCTAGAGTTAAACTGATACCTCGTCAAAAAAGCCATGTAGACCTATCGATAGCTATGGCATCTGCCACCTGTGGTATCTTCCCAAGCAGAGCTGAAGGCTGGAACTTAGAGTTGCTAGAGATGATGTCATTAGGAAAACCTGTTATTGCCACAAACTATTCAGCTCATACCGAGTTTTGTACTAAAGAAAACTGTATGCTTGTGGAGATCGAAGAGTTTGAGGCTGCTAATGATGGCAAGTGGTTCCAAGGAGACGTGGGAGACTGGGCTTGTTTAGAAGGAAATCCTTTTAATCAAGTTGTGCATTATATGAGACAAGTTTATGAAGAATACCATATTCCTGAATCAAAAGAGTTGTATAATAAAGAAGGTATAGAAACTGCCAAGAAATTTTCATGGACCAATACTGCTAAGAAAGTGGAGGAAATTATTTATGGCTGATGCTAAATGGTATAGGCCGCAGATTGGAATTAAAAAACTAAGTGAAGATGCTATTGTTCCAACACGAGCCAATGATACCGATGCTGGTTGGGACCTGTATGTTCCCCATGATTTTTTACTACCGCATGAGAGCCGGGCTCTCGTTCCCACTGATATTTCTATGGCTATTCCTACAGGCTATGTGGGTCTTATTTGGGACAGGTCTGGGGTAGCTGTAAAAAAAGGTGTTCATCGCTTTGCTGGTGTTATTGACAGTGGATACCGAGGAGAAGTTAAGGTATGTTTATGGAATTCTAGTGAGTGGGACGTACACTTTAGAAAAGGAGAGAGGATCGCTCAAATACTATTTCAAGCAATTCCAGAGTGCGACCTGATAGAAGTGGATGAACTTGATTCTACCGAGAGGGGAGAAGGAGGGTTTGGTAGTAGCGGAAATTAGATTTAGAGGTATATAATATATAAGAGTAAGATTACTTACATTACAAGGAATGGATAATGAAAAAACTATTTTTAGCACCAGTTATCGTATTGACTCTTTGCAGCTTGGGATTAGGTCAGGATTTGGCGCAACAATTACAGGATGTGTCTGTGACGGTACAGGCTGGACGAAGCGAAGGTTCGGGCGTATTGATCACTAGAAATGTTAAAACTACTGGAGATAAAATAGAAAAAATTAACTTTGTATGGACAGCAGCTCATGTTATTGATAACCTGAGGTCGGTACGCACTATTATTCGAGGAGGACGACCTGTTCAGCTTGTGGAGTTTAAGGATGTGCAGGTAGTGCAAGAACTCGTGGAAAGTGGGCGCAAGGTTGGTGAGTTAAAAATGGATACCAAGGTATTAAAATATTCGGATTCTGAAAACGGAGAAGATTTGGCTCTCCTAATGGTAAGAAAAAAGAATTTTGTTGAAAAAAATGCCTCCTTTATTTCGAGTGACGAACCAGTCGCAATTGGTAATGAGCTTTATCATGTGGGATCTCTTCTTGGTCAACGAGGTTCTAACTCTATGACTAGAGGTATCATGTCCCAGATTGGTCGTGTTTTAAACCTCGGTAGTGGAGATGGTGTAATTTTTGATCAAACAACTGTAACTGCATTCCCAGGCTCCTCAGGTGGTGGTGTGTTCCTTACTGAGCGGGGAGGTGACGACGCAGGTAAGTATGTAGGAATGTTAGTACGAGGAGCAGGAGAAACATTTAATTTTATTGTTCCTGTAAGACGTATGAGGAAATGGGCTAAAAAACAGAACGTCCTATGGGCTCTCGACGAAAAGGAAAGCACTCCCTCTTATGAGGATATCCTCAAACTTCCTATTGAAGGATCAAGTGATGGATCTCCAGCCAAAGGAGAGAAAAAATCTCTCACAGAAGATTCACAAACATTTCCTACGCTGATTCAATTTAAAAAAGATACAAAAGTCCCCTTTATTGGCCCCAAGCTTACTCGTTAATGACGTATAATATAGTAAGGGGTTACTAAGCCTGTGGAAAACACAGGCTTTTTATATAGAAGGAGTGCTATGATATCTAAAATATTATCTATAATACAAGATAAATTTAAATCAAAAAAAACAGAAAATATTGAAAGTCCCACTGGTTATTTTTTAGACAAACCGTGTTCTTATTTTACCATAGAGGTGGATGACGAAGGTGATTTTGTTATTGGTTTTAATGCTGGAGATACTAGTATAGAATCTGTAGCAGCAATTGGAAATTTAGTTTTTTTAATTAATAGTGGGGCGTTAGCAACCTTTTTTGTTAAATCTATAGAGCTATGGGTTGAAGAAGCTGAAGGAAAAGAAAGAGAGGAGAGAGAAAGCTTTGCGGCTCTTATATTTGCACAGTGGAATGAAACATATATAGAGCATCAAAATATACTAGAAAAAGAAGAAAATAATAGTTCTCAAAGCGCAGTTGATCCTAGTCGAGTATTTAATTTAAGAAAATATCTATGAAACAATATCTAAAAATCGTCGACAACGTATTGCACAATGGGGTTAAAAAGGATAATAGAACCGGAATTTCCACCATATCTACTTTTGCAGAAACTTTTAGACATGATATGAGTGATGGATTCCCTCTATTGACCACTAAAAAGATGGCTCTTAATTCTATTTTGGTAGAATTAGAAGGGTTTATTAAAGGAATAACCTCAAAAAAATGGTATCAAGATAGGGGTTGTAGTATTTGGAATTCATGGTCCAATCCTTTAGCAGGTCCAGGAGACGATTTAGGTCCTATTTATGGCTATCAATGGAGACGTTTTGGGCAAGTTTATGATGAAGATGATGATGGATGCCTCTTTAAGCATGACCAATTTAATAATATTATAAATACTTTAAAAAATAATCCGCATGACAGAAGAATGGTTTGTTCGGCTTGGAACCCTATACATGCTAGTAGAATGGCACTTCCTCCCTGTCACGTCCTGTGGAACGTGGTAATTTTAGGCGATAAATTAAATTTGGCATGGTATCAACGTAGTTGTGACCTTATGCTTGGTGTACCTTTTAATATAGCAAGTTATGCAACGTTATTATTATTGTTATGTAAAGAGTCTGGATTTAAGCCCGGAATTTTGCATGGAACCTTGTCAGATTGTCATATCTATGAAAATCAGATAGATCAAGCTAAGCTTCAAATGAACAGAATCCCCAGAGAATTACCTACCATGGATATTGGAGGTACGGGAGAATTTAATGTATATAACTGGAGGCATGACTTAATTAAATTAGAAAATTATAATCCATACCCCAAGATCGATTTCGGTCCAGCAGCAGTGTGAGGCAAATTATGACAGACGTACCAACTCCTACAGGACATGACGTTTATTGGGAAAAATGGATAGATGCTTACGAGGAACAGACTGTAGCTATAGAATCCGAAGAGGAAGAGTCAGTATATGAAGAAGAAGAAGAGATGTTGGCGGAAAAATTTGCTCTTATGAGTCATATTAAAAGTATAATGACTCCTTTTGGTATTATGCCTTTAACAGAACAGTCTTTAGCTAGTCAACATTTTAAGTTTTGGGTGGGACATGCAAACTTTAAATTAACAGATAGAGTTTATCATGTGGTTGGAAATACTCCAGGTGTTGAGACTTTAGATATCTTAACTCCTTATAGATTTAGAATAGCAATAGGAAAAATGTTTGTTGACCGCGATGTAATGTCAACAGTAAGGAACAACTTACTAGAATACATTAGGGATACAAAACATGAACAAAAGAGTCAAACATGACGAAAGCAATTATGTAGGAGAGGTGCATGACAATGGGCTCTCTGTAGCTCAGAGAGAGATATTTTTGCATAGTATCTTCGATACAGAAGAGTCAGGCACGGATTTTAGAATGGCAAATAGGTTTATTAAAAATCTAAGAATTTTAGAATCTATTAATCACAGCCCTGTTATTGTACATCAATACAATATAGGAGGTGATTGGAATGCTGGAATGTCAATATATGATATGATTTTACAAAGTCCCTGTAAGATTATTTTTATATGCCATGGTATTTCTGCTTCTATGGGAAGTATTATTCCTCAAGCCGCTGATATTCGTATTACAATGCCTAATTGTGATTGGTTATTGCACGAAGGTTATACAGATATTGATAGCGGATTGACGCATAGACAAGCTAAGTCGTGGGCTCAATGGGAACAAAAAGCTTATGATAGAATGCTTGAAATTTACGTAGAAGCGAGTAACTTGCAAGCGTCTCGTATAAAGAGTATGTTTTCAAAAAGGGAAGACTGGTGGTTATCAGCAGAGGAAGCTGTAGCAAATGGATTTGCAGATGCAATGTTGGGAGAGAGGGATTATGACTCTATAGATAGTGTTAAGAAAAATGTATCGTGAATACTGTAACTATAATCAATCTCTTATCAATTTAGATGATGAGATTGCTAGAATCTTTAGAATTGTTGATAGCAATGCTATTGACGGGGTAGCCGTTCCTCTATACTTTTTAAAAGAAATATTTTCTTACCTTCCCCCTGGAATGACTATAGCCTGTCCTGTAGGATATCCTTTTGGCACTACCGATCCTAAAATTAAACAACACGAAGCTCTTGGCGCTATTAGAAGCGGAGCTACTGCTATAGATCTTGTATTTAATCCTTTTTTCTTAAAAGAAAAGAAGTTTAAGCAATTTTTTGATGAAGTAAAAACACATAAGAAAATTTGTGAGGAATATGGCACAAGTCTAAGACTCGTGGTTGATCATAATATAATTGGAATGAATAAATCAGTTAAGCTTAGTAGGTTAGTAGACAAGCTTGAGTTGGACTTTTTAATACCTTCTATATCTTATCATCATGATGATATTTATGACAACATTCTATTGTGTCATTTTATTGAGCTTGAAACTAAAATATCTACCATTTTTAGTGGATATGCGTGGCTTCCTAAGCATTATAAAGCTATTGCTGAAACAGATATCTTTGGTGCTCGATTTTTTTCCGATAAATTCCTTAATGGTGTAACTATAAGTTAGGACAGGATCAGCAAAGTATGGACCAACAGGATTTATACACTTCCATATTTGGAGGTTTGTGTTATGGCGTATTGGAATATTGATGATAGTACTACAGAAACTCCTTCAGGCCCAAATGGTTGGGTAGCCGGCGTAGATAACAATCACGGAACTATTCGCGATGGCGGCACCATTGCTGATTCAGCTTCGTGGACTTCCACGTCGTTAGGTGAAGGTAATCCTATTATTACCGTTATAGAAGCTACAGGTGTTGGTACGACAGGTGTGCAAACTACAACAGCTTTTAACTTGAATGGCTCAGGAACTGCTGTTATGATGATAGCGTCAAGTGAAATTGGCGATATCCCCAACACGGTTTTACAGGGTGGTGCTTCTAACAGTGCAAATGCTGCGTTTACCCCGCTGCAAGAGGCTGTTATGAGAGTATCCTACTATAAGAGCGCAGTTGTTAATAACAAATGGAACGAGTTCCGAGGTGTGTGGGAATTGGGTTATCCAGAATCCGCCACGTCAGGTGCTTGGAATATTTTGGCAGATGCAGACCAATCTGCTACCATGCGAACATCGAAAACTGACTCCGGTGTTAACGTTACACAAGATCGTCCTGGTCAATTGGTTTACCAATACGGTAATCCAACTCCGCAACAGGATGAATATGCTCGTAAATACAACTGGTAATTTCAAAAATCAGAGAGCCTCTTCGGAGGTTCTCTTTTTTATTTTATTGGGAGCTTACGGCATATGAATGACGCTTGGGAACTTATTAGTAATGTAACTCAAGTTATAGGCATGGTCCTAATTCCTATTTTGGCGTGGACCTTACATACTGTTATCGCACATAGCAAGCAACTTATTTTACTGGAGGAGAAGGTGAACAATTCATTGAACTCCCGCTTAATGAATTTAGAAAGTAAGTTTGACGTCCTTGAAGAAAAGATAGAAGTTAAAATGGATAGAATTGAAGACTCTGTAAAAGAGTGTCAATTTCAAATTTTAACTGCTCTTCAAACCAAAGACGAAGTATAATAAAAGACTGCAACAGGGCTGGGAAGTTCGCAAGAATATTCCCAGTTGCTGTTGACAGTCACTTTCTCCCGTGTATAATATCATCTACAGGGAAAGACAATGGGATTAACTCGGGACTTCAGAGATACCGTACAAGCCCGTATTGATCGTGACCCAGAGTTTTGCGAGGAACTTTTAAAGGAGTTGGGAGTGGATTTCAATTACAAAATGACGATAGACCTTGACATGGCTCGTATGTATGCTAAGAAAAAGTGTAAAATATGCCACGGCAAAGGTTATCAAGTTGTTACCTATGCATCTTCGGGAAAAAGCTTGACCAAAGGATGTCACACTACGGAAAATTACTCGTACTGCAAATGTGCAGAAAAGGGAATGAAAAAATATGGATAGGCCCTCCTGGACTGAGTATTTTATGGGACTAGCGCATTATGTTTCTATTAGAAGCCATGACGAGGAAACAAAAGTTGGCTGTGTTATTGTAAATAAAAATAAAAATGTCATAGGCATGGGCTACAATGGATTTCCTCAAGGGTGTGCTGATGATGGGAGGCCCACAAAAAGACCATATAAGTATCCATATATGGTACACGCAGAAGAAAATGCAATATCCAATATGCTTTATAAGCCTACCGCTGATCAACTCACAGCTTATATAACTCATCACCCTTGCAATAGTTGCCTAAAACTTTTATGGCAAAATAATATTTATAATATTGTTGTTCCCGAAAATAAAAAAGCAAATGCTTTTAACCATGACGATAGGCTGGTATTTGATTTCTTAAAACAAAATGGATTACAGTTGGTAGAAATAAAGTTTGATTTTTCTTTTTTTAAAAACGATAAGCTAGTTGCCGGTGTATAATAGAAGAGTGGGGCACCACGAACGACTTTAGTCTTCGTTAAAGCGGCACCTGCTCCACCTTCCATAAGTCGGCTTAAAAAAAGCACATATTATTTTTAATGTCGTTGAATTACAATTTTACAGGCTAATTTTTTAAGAAGGCGATTAAACCAGTGTCGCTTTGGAATTCACGGCTCGCTCCTCAGGGGGCGAGTCTTTTTATTAAAGGACGATGACAATGGATTCGGCGTTTACTAACGATTTTAGCCAAGAGACGTGGTATCAAAAGTATAAATTAGGAACTGACAGTTCTATAGAAGATACATGGCAAAGAGTTGCTAAAGATCTTGCTTCTATAGAAAAAGATACCCAAAAGTGGACAAAAAAATTCTTTTCAGTCTTAGAAAATTTTAAATTTGTTCCTGGGGGTAGAATTACTTCCAATGCTGGCTCTGGTCTTGAAGGCACTACCTATATCAATTGTTTTGTAGATGGCTTTACAGCCACAGATCAAGACTCTATTGAAGGTATTTATACCGCCTTGATGAGACAGGCTAAGATTTTAAAAAGCGAAGGTGGCTATGGATTTTGTGTTGATACTCTGCGCCCTTGTGGTAGTCA